TCGAACTTCATCGTCGGCTCTTCGTTCGCCGTTTGTGTGAAGTCGATGCTGAATTCGGCAGCGGTGTAGACGTTGCCCTTGTAGGTGACGTTCTCGTTGTTCTTGCAGAGGCGAATGTATTCGAGGTCGAGGCCGTCCGCGTCGCGAACAGCGATGGTCACGAGGATCAGCCACGCGTTCGCACTGGCGATCTTGTTCTTGTCGATGGCGCTGGCGACTGTGAGGTGACGGGACATCAGACCTCCGTCATGGACACCGTGCCGGTGTCGTAGCGATGGTTGGTTCCGTAGCCCGTGCGCTCGAACTCCAGCATCATCCCCTTCGTGAAGCGGACGTCATGCAGGACGGCTGTCGTCGGGTCTCTCCACTGGAAGATCACCGAGGAGCCCTTCACGGTCTCCCAGAAGGCTTCCAGCGTCACGCGGTCTGCGTGGCTCACGTTGACGAATTTGAACGTGAAGGTGCGCGGCGGCGAGCGGGTGTAGCGAGGGCGGGAGCCGACGACATAGCCGCCGTCAGTGTCCTCGCCCTCATAGGCGGGGTTTGCGCGCGAGACCTTGTAGCTTGTGCTGTCAAAGCCAATCGAAAGGGTTGGAAACTCCGCCATTGGTACGTCCTATATTACATCGTCATGTGTGAATGTCAACGAGAAGCGCCTTTCAGCGCGTCCCGCATCTTGCCGGGTTTGGACGCGGCGTCGATCACCACGTCGAGGATCATGTTCCGACCATCGAAGCGAGTGCCGCCCTGCTGGGCTTCCATCTTCGTGCCGCTCTCGTTGATGACGTTGACGGACACGCTAGGGGTCTGTTGCGCCCGTCCGCCCATAGCGGCCATCTGTTCCTTGGTGAAGACGCCCTCCCCTCGTTCGAGGATGGTGGGGACCTCGTTGGACTTCAGGCCAGCAATGCCGCCCGTATGGTACTTCATCGCGTTGCTGAAGGCCGAAATCGGGACGGTCTTGGTCTGGAGCGCAGACGAGCCAGCGATGCCGCCAGTGTGGGCGTAGCTCATTTTGGCCCCACCAATACTGGGCATGGCTGTTGACCCGCCAGACGACGCGGAACCAGCGGGCGCAGCCAGACCAATGGCCGACAGGATCATGTTCGCGATCATGGCGCGGACGATGATCTTCAGAATGTCCCCGAGGACCGATTTGGCGAAGTCCGAGACGTTGAGCTTACCCTCTGCGAGTTGGCTCACAAAGCTGTCCATCCAGCCTGCGCCAGCGGCCTTCATGTTGTCGGTCGCGTTGGCCCACTCCAGAGACATCTTGACCATAGGGTTGTCGCTCAAGGCCTTCAGGCGAAGAGCGCGCATGTACTCGTACAGGCTTTTCTCGGCCTGTTTGCGCTGCTCGACGTTCAGAAGTTCGAGATTGAGGCTCTCTTTCATCTGAGCGATCTGCTCTTCGAAAGCCTGACGACGAGCTTCGGACTGATCCGGCATGAGTTCGCGATTGATGTCTCGCGTCTCAGAGTTCATGTCCGCCAAAGCCTTGGCTGCTTGGACCTGCGCGAACGCCTTTATGGCTTCGTCCGCCCATAGCCTAGCTTTAGCTTGGGCGACCGGAAGTGTTGATTGGACAAACTTCTCCATGGTCTTCTGATACCGAAGCATCGCCATGTTGATGTTGCCGGTACCTGCGTATATTTCGTCGAACGCCTCCGTAGCTTGCGACTGCATAGCCAACGTTTCTTTGCGAATATCTTCGAACGTTTTGATGGTCGAGCTAAGTTGCTGTCCTTCGCGCTGCTTTCGCGCGGCTTGGTCTCTGACCTCTCCGGCGTATGGGCTGTAAGCCTGCGCCGCTTTGACGTTATCCTCCAAGCCCGCCCGGTAGCGAGCGTTGGCTTGGATGGTTTCTTCAGTCTTGCTGAGAATGGCGTCCAGTTCGGCGCGGAGCCCCTCGACGGTCGCCACCTGCTTATCGCGTTCTTCGACAAGGCCATTGAACGCCTTTTGGCCATCCTGCTCTGACTTGAGTTTGTCGAGAGTTTCGGCAGCAGCAATCAACTGATCTTTCAGATCAGTGGCGTTCTTCACCCCCTTCAGAAGACCGGAGTCGAGGAGGGATACCATCTTCGCAACTTCGGTCGAGCCCTTCAGACCGTCGTTGTCGATGAGAGTCTTCAAGCCTGCGGCTTGGGCTTTCATTTGAGCGATGCGGTCTTGGATCGCGTCGGTAGCGGCCTTCGATTTGTCGCCCTTGCCGCCGATGTACTTGTTGTCGCTAGAGAGCCTGTCGTAAACACCTCCAGCGTCGTCTCTTTTGTCGATGGCGTCGCGCTGGGCTTTGAGGTTGGCTACAAGAGCAGTGTGTTTCGCAAACTCGGTTGCGTTGCCCTTGTTGAGTTGTGCGTTCGCTTCGGCTCGAACAATACTCCGATTGAATAGCGCGACTTGTTGTCTGTCAAAATTCTTTTCGGCGTCGATGAAAGTCTGACGCGCTATTTTCTTTTCGGCCTCGTTCTTGCTTTCATCATTTTGGACAGCCGCGTCAATAGACAGAGCCTTCCGACGTTGCTCCTCAATGGCCTTGAACTCCGGACGACGCATAATGTCCTTCATCCACGTCTCGCCAGCATGACGACCTGTGTCTTCTGTGACCACATTCTGAGCTTGAGCTTGGGCGGTCCTTACCTCGCCGACTTGACGTTGCAGTTCGGCGATTTTCTTTTTGCCGTCCGCCAACTCCTTGTCGCTAAGGGGAACCCACTCCCCTTTGGCTCCAGTGGAGCCCTTCATGTTCACGCGGTTCTGAAGCGAGACAATTTCAGTCTCAAGCGACTTAATTTGGCTGGCGGTTTGCTTCAGCGTCTCTTCGGTCGCGACCCCGCTGCGCTGGAAATCTTCGATAGCCTTCTTGGCTTCCTTCGCTCGATCTCGGAAGAGTCCGAAGGCGTCGGCTGCGGACCACAGAACCGCGATCACCGTCCCCACAACCGGGATCAGATTGAGGGCGGCGCGGCCGAATGCTTGGAAGGCTAGTCCGCTGAGAGTGGTCGCAACCGTAAACTTGCCAGCGGCACCAGTGGCGGTTCCGATCATCAGCGAGTAGGCCGCAAGCTCAGCGCGAGCGACGCCCATTGAGGTGACGCTCGTCCGCATAGCCAGCGTCATCCCCGCAAAACCCGCGATTATGGCGTGAATGGCGGTATTGGCGAGGTTTGCCGTCATTACGACAGCAAGGCCGATAGCTGCGCTCTTCATGAGCGAAAAGATCGGAATGACCGAGTTCAGAGCGCCGACGCCTCGAACGAAAGACAGTAAGGCGGAAGTTGCGAACTGCATTCCGTTGCCGAGAGCGACGCCGAACTGTCGGACTTCGGGGGCTCGCAGCGCGAGCGTGAAGTCGCTGATCGCGTTCTTCAGGGTATCGAAGAAGCCGCCTACCTTGGTGGTCCCGTCTTTCTCAAGGCCGGTAGCTACCAGCGCGAATTCGATCAAGCCGGTTTTGGCTTGAGAGACCTTCCCGTTGAAGGTGTCCATCATGGCGGCGGACGCCCCACCGTAGGTGAGTTCGAACATCGCCAGCATTTTGCCCAGAGCGCTTTGGGCTTCGACTGTGCCGGTCGAGACCTTCTTCGTCAGTTCGGACATGGTCAGACCCATGCTCTGCGCCATCAGACGCATGGCAGAGGGGACGGCTTCACCGAGTTGCTGGCGAAGCTCTTCCATGGACACGACGCCCTTACCGGCCATCTGTTGAATGGCAATGGCAGCGCGATCTAGCTGCTGTTCGGAACCGCCGAACGCAGACACGGCGTTGACGAGGGCTTTCAGTGAACCGTTCGTCGGCTCGATCCCGCCAGCCTTCAGTTTCACGAATGCGCTGGAAAGGGCGTTAATCGAGAACGGCGCGTTCTTCGCGAGGTCCATGATGTAGGCGAGGTTGTCGGCGGCTTCTTTGGCCCGACCGACGTCAGTCAGTTCCTTGGAAAGGCCCCGGAGGAGGAACGAGGTGCGCTCGATCTCGGCGCTGGCCTTTACGAGAGCGCCAGCCCAAGAGAACAGGAAAATCTTGACGTTCTCGATGGCGTATCGAGCGGCGGCTAGGGTGACGGTGAAGTCGCGGAAGCGAGCCCCAGCGCCAGTGACCGACCGCTCGATGTTCTTGACGGACCTAGCCGTCGAGTCGACAGAGTTTTGGAAGAGAAGCGTAACCCGACCCGCTTCGCGCATGGACCCCGTGAAAGTGCTGGCGTCCAGATCAAGCTCAAGGCTCAAGCGGCGGATCGACATTATACTAGCTTCCTTCCTCTCTCATCTGGCTTCGCGCCTTTCTAAGACTATCGATGCCCTGTTTATGCTGTTCCATCGACGGCATGATCGATCTGTCTTCTTGCATGGGGTTACCCATTTGCTCTGAAAGAGCGTCTCGAAGACTCGCGATCATCTTCGGGTCGCTGTTCGAATTGGCGACGACGAAGAGGTCGATCTGCTGAAGAGAGGCCTCTGCCCGCAGCCGCGCGATCTGAGCGTTCATGCTCCAGAAGGCTCGCAGCGGCATGGCCATCACCTCCGGATAGCTCATGCTGTAGAAGTGGCTTACGCGGGCGAAGTAGAAGGGGAAGTCAATGGAGGCGAGTGTGACTCCCCCGTTTACTTTTTTGCTTCGGCCTCTTCAGGCGTCACGCCTACCAGAGCTTCCTTCTCGGTTTCACCCCGGACGAAATCAGTCAGAGCCTTCAGCTTCTCCATCGAGAGGCCCATCAGGTCTTCTTCGGAGATCGAGGGGAATGCGCGGCGAACCATCTTGACCATGTGTCCCATGTATTCGGACACCGGCAGTTCTTCGGTTGCGGCGTAGCCCTCCATCTCCTTCAGTTGGTCGATGAAGTCGCCCACGGAGAACGGGACGAAGCTGTGAGTGACGCCATTCAGGCGCACGGTCTTTTCAACGCTCGTCTCGAACTCGTCGAGGTTCAGAAATTTGGTCATTGGTCTTTGCCCTGTTTTGATTTTGTTGGTGGATAGCGAAAATGGAGCGGGTTTCCCCGCTCCACCATTCAGGTCTGAATGTTATTAGACGCCGGGGACTTCGTCGCCGAACAGGAACAGTTCGCCAGTGACGTTGTCGGGGAAGCCGACGAAGGTCACCGCATAGACGCGCTCGTCTTCGAAGTTGAAGGAAAACTCCATGTCGCCGACCGGAGCGGCCAGCAGGACGATGAAGTCGTCGTTCTTGGCGGTCGAAAGAGCGCCGGTCGGGTGCAGGGTCAGCTTCTTGGCGAGGGCGCGCAGATCGGTGCCAGCGGCGTTCTTCACGACCAGCTTGCGCTTCGTCTTCGCACCGTTTTCGGTCAGGGTCGAACCCGGCAGGGCCAGAGCCAGCTTGGCCAGATCGCTTTCGGCCATGTTGACGGTCACTTCGACCATACGGCCCGTGATGTAGCGATTGATGGCGGTAGGGCCAAACTGATCGACCGAGACGTCTTTGGTCGAGGTCGAAATCTTCACGTCCACACCACCCTTGGTGTAGCCGAGATCGTCGGTTCCCCACAGAATGCCGCAGGAACCGAGCTTTACATTGTTGACGTCAGGAGTCGTCGGCATGGATATTTCCCCTTCTGGTTTCTCTCAACCTTGAAATTCAGTGATCTAGTGTATCACAGTCACGGCGGAATTACTATAGGCGCTGAGAAACGCAATCGAATGTTAGAGAGTGTTCGTAGAGCCCCGCGTCGTTCCTCGGATACATGATCGGGAGATGGACAGAGATGAACTGGTTGATCTTGTAGTTCGGAAGAATCAGGGCTTTTCCCTTCACTTCCATAGCTGTCATGAGAAGCTCAGCAAGTTCGTCTCCGGCTTCTGGACTATTGTCTCTCACGACAATTCGGACGTTCCCTCGGAAGTAATTGGGCAACTCCGGGTTGGACAAAAGGCCAGCCAGCGGCGTCATTACAATGATGCCCTTGGGTTCGCTGGCCTCTAGTGTCGCGACCCGGACCGGAGTGTCTGCGTCCACGAACGGCAACGTTTTGATGTGATTGGCAATCTCGTTAACCAACATGCTGTTTTGCCCCGCTCATGAGAGCATCGGTCGTTCTTGAAATGAGGGTTCCGATGCGCTCGTCAAAGGCTCGGGCGAGAAACTGATTTCCAACTGCGCGGCCTGTCTTGGCGGACTTGGCGGCGTTTGCTGGAGTGAAGTGCGTAGGGCCTTCGTGAATGGCCAGCGCGTACTCATCGACATCGACGCCTCGAACCACGCCGCCGACGCTGATGTTGAAAGCCGTCCGGTCTGCTCGCAGACGCTTCTCTTCGAGCGTGAAGGCGAGTTCCAGTTCGCCCGTCTGAACGGGGGCTTGGTCCTCACCGATCTCTTTGATGATCTCGGCTTCCTCAAGCATGACCCGCTTGGCTTCAGATCGGGCCTCCCGAGAAGCCAGAGCCAGTGCGTTTGCGAGGGTCCTCCCCGAAGGCCCCCTGAACCGAAGGCTCACAGGATCGGCTCGACTTTCCGGAATTCGACCTGATGGTGATCGAGCTTGCCGATCACGTTCCGCCTAGCGGTCACCTCGGTAACTTCGAGCCAGTGATCGTCCTTGAAGATGACGTCCCCGACTTTGAGCTTCAGGCTCTTCGGGAACAAGAATCTGGCGTCCCCTTGGTTTTGCTCAGACTGGCCTCTGGTGCCGGAAGTGTCGGCGCGGACGGAGCTTTGAGCGACGGCCACGTTGAGGTACACGATGGCGCAGGGCACGGAGATCGCCGCAGTGTATAGATACTTTCCGAAGTTATCTTTGACCGTTTTGCGGGAGTGCAAATTGGCTCGCGTGTTTGGAATAAACATTTGCCCTCCTCAACTATAGGCTCGAATGAAACTGTTGCTGTTCGGGTGGAAAATCTCGTCTCGAACTTCCGACAGAGTTTGGAAGTCGGCGTGTTCTGCTAGGGCGAGAATTCGTCCACTGAAAGAGTTCTTCGGGTCGGAGGTTTCCACCTCCACCAGTTCCACGCCGAGAGCGACCCCTTCGATGGCGTAGCTTTCCAAAGCGAAGGTCAGAAGGCCTTGCCGGAATAGTTGGCGGGCGAAGCGCTGGGACGGGTAGCGGCGACCGGCGCGGTCGGTGAAGAAGAAGTCCACCTTCTGCCTGCCCATCCGGATCAGATCGAGGTAGGCGGTCATCAGATCGACGCGGGACGACTTCGCATTCATCGACGCCTGAAGGACAAGCTCGCGACGCTTCTGGACAAGGACGTTCACGTCCCTCTCAATCTGCGCGCGAAGCTCCTGACGGAACCAAGTCGCAAGCTCGTCAGAGAAGTCTAGGAGGTCCGTAACGCTCTTGAGAGGTCCACCTACCGCGTGCTCCTGAACAAGCGTCCTAGCGCGCTCCTGCGCGTCCTCTAGGTCACTCGCGAAGCGGTCCTCCTCGCTATCGATGAACGTCGAAGCGACTTCGTATGCTCCGCTGCGGATTTGCTCGAAAACGCGGTGATCGTCAGGCCTTGTCGAGAGAGACGCGCCCAGCACGCCTCTCAAACTCAGCAGGAAGGCGACGTAGCGCTCCCCTGCCCTCTCGCTCCTATCGTCGAGGAACGTGGAGATCATGCGCGGCCGATCCGATTGCTCCGGCTGAAGTGGGGTCCAATGACGTCCATGGCTGCGCGACACAGGGGCGTGCGCGCCGGTTGAACGTTGCTGAAGAACATTTTGGATTCGCCGATGGTCTCGGAGATCACACCGGCCAGACGCTTGTCGCCAACGGGGTCGCCCGCAAGGACGGCGTCAGCTTCGTACACTTGGGCTCGGCGAAGGGCCTGCTTTAGAGATTCCGGATAGGCTTCGAACTCAGCGAGGGTCCGTTGGCGGATATCGCTCACGTGCCAATACTTGACGCTCTCGTCGTACTCGACGGCGTCGAGGCCAAGGCGATAGCGATAGGTCAGGCGACACATGCGGTCATGAGCGACTGTCAGGGCGGCGATTTGCTCGGCTTCGGAAGCGACGTCCCAGCCGTCCAGCACGGGGAGATCGAAGCGCGTCAGAAGCGCCTCTTCGTAGGTCTGGAAACTGTTGGTCATCGTGACCAGCTTCGAGACCGCCTCAATGACGTAGCGGGCCTCGGCGTAGAAGGTCTGTCCGGAGACTAGGAATTCGAACCGGACATTTCGCAGGCCGCGCACTGCCCCAGCCGTGAGTTGGTTGCTCTCGGCTGGAATGGTCGCGGAGGCCACTGAAGCGGCAGACGAAGCTGTCGCTTGAGGACGCACGACAACCCCGCGCTCATCCAGCACAACAAAGCCGATGGTCGTCGGCGTGATGGCGGTGCCGTCGATTTGGGGAAAATCCACCGTTACGACAACATCGGTATTTTGCTGGTGAGTCGGGGTCATCGTGCGCTCCCGGCTTAGGCTTGAGCCGCTTGCTTGTAAGCGGTCAGGATGGCTTCGATCAGGCCGGGGATCGAAGTGTGCTTTGCGCCCAGCGGCGAGCCGATATCGCGCAGACCGGCGATGCCCTTGTCGTCCGCGATGGCTTCCAGTTCGGCGCGAGTGTAGACCTTGGCAGGCTCGTCATCTTCGGCCGGGGTCACGGGCAGAGGGTCGGGAGCCTTGGCTTCAGCCAGTTCCTTCGCGACGCGAGCTTCCTCGGAGTCGGGAGACGGAGCGTCCACGTCGCCGGTTTCCATCTCCGGAGTGATGGGCATATCCAGATGACGGGTGCGGACGAGTTCATCGGCGTGCGAAACGCTGCCGAGTTCATTGCCCGCATCGTCCACTTCGACGATGCGGAGGATGCCGCCGACCCAGAGGGCTTCGCGGGTGGGGACGTCATTGACGGAAACGGCGTCCACGAATTCGATCTGACCGAGCAGGCCAGTGTACCCGGCGTAGCCCGGTTCGACGATTTTGACTTTCATGCGTTTTGGGGTCCTTTCGAAACCAAAGAAGGGGCGAGACGTTTCCGCCCGCCCCTTCGATTGCCTATCTAACCACATTCACGTGTGAATGTAAATTAGATGTTGGTGATGCCCTTCAGGCGAGCGATCGACTTGGTGCTCTTCAGCGCCAGACCGACGTACCACTTCAGACGGATGCGCTGGGCGTCCTTGTTCTGAACGGTGCCGACTTCTTCCAGACGGATACCAGCCGACGCACCGCCGAACAGACCGTGCAGACCGTCCGACTCGTTGAAGCGAATGGCGTAGACCGAGCAGGTGTTGTCCAACGAAGTGCCTTGGTCTTCGTCACCAGCCAGATAGTCGTTGACGATGATCGGGATACCGTCGTGGGCCAGCACAGGACCGCCCGTGAAGTTCTCCAGTTGGATCATCGGAGGCGTGGTGCCACCAGCGGCGCGGATTGCGTTCAGGTACGCGCGGCGGGTGCCGGAGCGCATGATGTAGCAGTCCGGACCCAGCGGGACCATGTCCTTCAGTTCGTCCAGAGCGGTCAGGGTCAGAGCGCCGCCGTTGACGCCGATGGCCTTGGTTTGACCGGCCGAGGTCAGCTTGGGCAGGCCGTCGAACTGCTTGGCGTTCAGGGCGTTGTCGCCGCGAGCCAGACAGATTTGGAACTGTTGACGGATGGCCTTGGCCTTCGCTTGAATCTGCGCGGTCACCTGATCGTTGGTGTCGCCCATGGTCTCGCGGAGGAAGTTGTCCACGTCCACGTCGCCAGCGAGAATGCGCAGCTTGGCCACGACCTCGTCGAACGTTGCGGCCGACTCGTTGATCGAGTCGTTCGGGTCCAGCCAGTCAGCGCCCGGCAGGGTCTTCTCGCGATTGTAGAGGTACGCCTTGTTGTTGACCTGCATGAACGGCAGCAGGGCGAACATAGCGTCCTTCTCGATGATTTCAGTGACGATACCGGCTTCCAGATAGTTATTGGAAAGCTTCTCGGCTTCCACGCGCAGCAAAGGCATGTTGGATTTCCCCTTCTTTCAAATTCAGGTGACTATTGTAGGCAAAAGCCTATTGTAAGTCAACCGTGAATGTTATAGGTTGGTTGGTTTGCCCTACTGCTGTTGCAGTAGAGATGTTTTCTTGATCGAACCGAGACCCTTCGCGATCATGTCGCGCGAGGTCATCGGAGTATCTCGCTTGGTCGGGTCGATATTCGACGAGTGCGAACCCGGACCCTTCTTCAGGCTAGACTTGACCAGACGTTCATAGTCCGGGTCAGCCTTCACGATCTTCTCGACAGCGGCTTCGAAGTTCAGACCCTTGCCAGTGCTGTCCACCAGCGGAGTGCGATCCTTCGCACCTCGCGGCTTGTCGTAAGCAACGGTCTCGCCTTCGACGACGTCGAAGTGGTCGCCGTACAGAACTTGCACCTTCGCGCCGGAGATCACGAGGTTCTCGCGGACGAAGTTGGAGTTCGTGAACAGAGCGGCCACGTCCTTGGTCTCGATGGTGCGCTGGAGGGCGTCCAGTTGAGCCGACACTTCAGCCACGCGGGCTTGGGCGGCGGTGACTTTCTCTTCAGCTTCCTTCGAGACTTGCTCGATAATCCGTTCGTATTCCCCGCGAGCTTCCATGCCTTTGCGTTCGGCTTCCGCTTGAGCGGCGAGCGCGGCACGGGCCTTCGCGGGATCGATGCCCTCGTACTCCTTGGCTTTCGCCTCGGCTTCGCGAGCTTGAGCCTTCCACTTCATGACGTCCTTCAGGAGCTTGGCCGTCTCTGCATCCGGACCGGTCTTCTTCGCAGCCTCGGCTTCAGCAGCGACGCGGGCCTCTTCGGCTACGCGAGCTTCCTCGGCTTCAGCAGCGGCCCGTTCGGCAGCAGCGGCGTCGTGGCCACTGTCGTCGTCAGGAGCGCGGGTCACAGTCGGGCCTCGCAGCATGAACGATGCGCCACCTCGGGCAGCGAACACATTGTGGGGCAGCAGGGTATCGGTCGAGTTCTTGTGGGTAGTCATGTGTGCATTTCCTAAAGCCATTCTCTCGGCTGTTTTATTGCTGGGGCGCGGTTTCTTGGCCCCGATATTATTCCTTCGCGTCCTTGTTGTTTTGTCCTTGCTTGGACTCACCCTTCGGCTTCGGAGGATTGGATGAACCGACCGATTGCTCGGGCGGCGGGAGGGGCCAGTTGACCCCCACGCTTTTCTTGATCGTCTCGACGAGCGTTCGCCCGATGCCGGGGAACAGCTTGTCGATCAGCGAAATCATTTGCTGACGACGGACCTCGTCCGGAGCGGCGACCAAGGCGAGTTGCTGAGCAATCTCGAATTCGTCGTAGAGCGAACGGACGTCGAAGTTTCCCGGATAGGTCACCAGCTTGTTCTTCTCGTCAGAGAGGACGGCGTCGGGTTTGCCCTCGCCGTTGTAGAGACGGACCAGAGCGACCAGACGGTTCTCGACGTATTCGAGGCTGTTGGCTTTGGCCGCGAGGAGCGCATTCATGCGCTCGAAATCGTAGGCCTTGGCGACGCCCGAAGAGTTGTCGATGCCGGTCGCATTGTCTTGCTTGGTGCGCTCACCCGACATGCCAACGGTCTGATAGATGTCTGCGCCGATCTTGGAGATAATCGACATGATCAGGCCAGCTTGACGCGGGTCGGGCGAGATAAACTGCGGCGCGACGCCAGCTTGGGCGTCGTAGGTGAACATGCGCTTGGTGCCCATTTCGAGAAGTTTCTCGTCGCCTTCGTCACCCGGAAGGATGGCTTGGGCTGGGATCACCAATTGGCTGAAGGTCTGGTCTTGGACGATGGCGTCGATGTTGCTCAGGTAGTTCGCGATGGCGCGATCCATGTAGGCGACGTCGTCGATCAGACCGTTGGTCCAATACTGCTCTTCGCTCACGACGTGATCGCAGGCGAAGACCGGCACAGCGCCGACCTTGTGTTCGCCCAGATCGATGACGCGGTACTTCTTCTTGCCGTCCTTGCCCTTGTATTCGCCGAACAGAACCCAGAAGTCGCGGGTCCACAGGCGGTATCGGGCTTCAACCGCGCCAGACCCCGAAAACAGTTCGGCGTCGCGGTAGGTCTCTTGCAGCATGATCCAGTCGAGATCGCCGCTGTAGTCGAAGGCCATGTCGAGGACATGCTGCGGCTTGACCAGATAGGCGTACACTCGGCCGTCCGCTGCTTTGACGTCAGCGACGGATGGGACGGCGATATCGCTGGGTGCGATGGAGTCAACGACGCACCAGACTTTGCCATAGATGGAGGATTTCTTGGAGACCAGTTGCATGAAGTCTTCGATCTCGCGACGCTGCATGGTCGCGGTTCGCCAGAACTTCTTGACGGACTCGGGGGCGTCGGCGCTGTTTCGAGCGACGGTGGCCTTGAAGATGTATTTGTTTACGAGGTCCACAACCTCGCGAGTGTGGTTGGGGCGGTAGGCCCGCTTGCGACGGTCCTCGAATTCACCCTTGCCCTCTTTGTGAAATTTGAAGAGGTTTTCTTCGAACCAGTCGCGACCGCCATCATAGGTCGCTTCAAGGAAGGACCAGTGCGGCATCAAGGACGCATAGAAAGGGTGACGCCGCTCGATCATTCGAGCGAGTTCCTTTTCGTCCAAGTCTAGGATGGTGAGCGCGAATTCCTCAAATGTCATGATGGCGATCCCCTATTGTAAGTCACCTCGGAATGTAAAGCAAGACTATATGGAAGCGCCTTTGATCGAGACCTTGCGAACTGGGAAGATAAGTTCAATCGGATAGCCCAAGGCGTCGGTGATATGTTCCGCGCCCTGAGACTTATCGACGTCGTTCGTCCCGGCCTTGTAGATCGTCTGTTCAAGGCTCGCGATGGTTTGCTTACACTTACGATCCACGAACAATCGAATGCGACCATCTGCGCTTTTCAGCATCAGATTGACGGCATTGTAGCGGTCTTCGCGGGATGGATGCTTTGCACGCGCATAGACCTTGTTGATCCCGCGCTCCCTGAAGATTTGGAAGTTGGTCTCGCCACGGGTCTGGGTTCGGTTGCGACCGGCCGGGTCAGGATACATGGCCAGCTTGCCCGACTTGATCTGACGCCAGTAGCGGCGCTCCAGTTCGTCACAGACCTCCATGACGTTCGAGGAATTCAGGACGATCTCGTCCTTCACGTGCATCACCCAGCGGTCCGGAGAACTCTTCGGATATGTCGGGTCCTCCCAAAGCTGGAAGACGACGGAGGTCATGGGATCGACGTTGAAGTCCTGCCCGACGAAGATCGGCTTGTCCGGATCGATGGGCGGCAGATCGGTGACGTGGGTGGCTCGCGAGAAGCCGTAATAGACCCGTCCGGACATGGTCTCGAAGCTGGCTTCGAATTCCTGTCGGAAGGTCTTCTCGTCCATGTTCTGACGAGCCTTCTCGACTTCCTTTTCGGGGATGAAGGGCGACGAGATCGTGGGGAACTGCCAAGAGTTCCACTCACCACGGTTCTTCGGGTCCTGCCCTTTGGCGTACAGGTCGTAGAGGCAGTTGTAGGCCTTGGGCGTGCCGATGACGAGCGCGCGGCCCATCTTGTCCATGAGGGTGGGATAGATGACCTCTTCCCACGTGCCAGCCTTGAAGTCCTGATACTCGTCGAGGACGACGAAATCGATACCGCGACCGCGCAGCGTATCGGGCTTGTCAGCACCCTTTAGCTGGATCGACGAGCCGTTGATCAGGATGATTTCGAGCTTGGTCTCGTGTTTCTTGCGGATCAGGCGGGACGGGATCGCGTCCACCAGCTCGGTCCACATGATGTCTTTCGCCATCCCGTAAGTCGGGGCGACGTACCAGATGTTCGCCTTCTTCTTGCTGCACGCGGCTGTGACCAGCGCGGCGCGGGACAGGAAGGTCTTCCCCCAGCGACGACCGGCGACCACCACCTTGTAGCGGGCCGCGTCCTTGAAGACGACGATCTGCTTGGGGTGCAGTTTCAGGAAATGTGTATTGAGTAGAATGCCAGCGCCGGGGGACATTTACTCGACCCCGGCTTCCATTCCTTCAACGATGGCCAGAGCTTCCGCCAGCACGTCGTCGCTCTCAAACAGAGCGTCGGGGACGTCGAAGCGGGTCTTGATCTTCTCGATTTCGTCGGGGGTGTATTGCACCACGCCGATCTCCGGAAGGTCGCCAGCTTCGTCGCGGTCCTTGTCCAGTTCGAACAGGATATGCTTCTCGCGATTACAGATCGCGAAGATTTCAGCCGAATACTTCAGGCACGTGAAGATGCGGCGTTTCGTTTCCATAGTACGCGGAACCTCGGACATCAGGTCCGACAGTTCTTTCATCGTCGCCTTCATGATGAAGTCGCCGTACTTGTGGAAGTTACCCCGGAAGTCCTTGATGTTCTCAGCGCGACGGTGCGCTTCCGACTTCAGGCTCTCTTCGGTGTGCTTTGCGAATTCTTTCGACCGCGAACCCTTGATGGACTCGCGCTTCTTCAGGCCCTCGTGAAGGGCGGGCTTGGATATGCCAAAGCGATCAGAGAGGTCTTGGAGCGTGACGGTGCCAGCTTCCCACAGAACGACCACTTGCTCCCACTCGGCGGGAGTCAGTTTGCGGTGCGGCGTTCCTGTTGTGGGTGTGGGGCTGGGCTCTGTCATCTGGAGGAGTGGCAACCCGACACCGGGGAGACAGGCCGGTGTCGGGAACCAAGGGTGAGCCGGATTGCTCGTGCGCTGGGGTTCTGGTGCGAGAGACGGAATGATATCCGGAACTGTCGCAAAAGTCAATCACGGGTGAATGACATGGAATTTCCGGAAAGTGATCGCTGTCGCGAATTCCGGAGAGGAGATTTTGTTGACAGAAAAATCGCGCCTTGCGAAGCTAATATCTTAATAAAGATATATATTTAAATCTATTAGCTAACAATTCAGTCGCTACGCTCCTTCATTATTAGCAGAACGCGTTTTTCCTGTCAACGATTATCGTCATCTGGGAATGAGATCAGAAGGCCAGAAGCTCGCGGTATTCCGCGTACCCCTGCCCTGTCGCAGCCAAAACTCGACGCTTTGCCCCTCTCCGGACTTCTCGATCCTTCTTGTCGATCAGACCCCTTCCGATCAGGAACCGGATAGAGAACTGGAGGGCCTCCTTGGTCGGCTTGTAGCTCAGACGCTCGCACAGTTGGTCGAGGTCCACGAACGTGCCGTCCGGATTGGCTCGGACAACGGTCTTGAGGATTTCCATCTGTTTGGGGGTCAGGCTGCGCAAGGGAGTTTCTCCACGCCAGAAGGCAAGAGATCGAGTCTCAGCGGCTCATGCGGGCGCTGGAGGTCGAAGGCGGTGATAGGGATTTGATCCGGAAGCTCGCGGCCGAGGTCAGGGTTTTCGTAGACCCCGTAGAGCGGCGACGCCAAGACCATCTGTTGCAATTGCGATACAAGCTCTCGAACGGGTAACCGGGCGACGCGACTGTCACCGAACTTGACGCCGTCCGTCTCGATTAGACCCTTGCCTGTGTTTTCAAGCATAGAATTTTTTCTGTAGAAGACACGTATAGCTTCGAGAGTCTTGTTTCGCGCGCCAGCGGGCATAGCGTCGATCTCGGCAAGTATAGCTTCTAGATCAGCCGGATCGCTCTCAAGCGTAGAGCGGAAGAATTTTACCCCTATCTCGTGCTTATTAGAGTGCATCGGCGGCACGAACTTGAAACCGGCACGCTGGGCGAACTGGTTGTACTTGCTCATGGCGCTCTGGATTTCCACAATTCGCTTACCCTCCATCCGGCTTGCGATGTTCGCGAACCGATAGGCGAGCCCTGCCCCTCTATACATGCTGTCAACAACTACACGCGCAACGATGCTCATGTTGGCGTTGATCCACTTCATCCGGGCCGTGTTGGAAACCTTTGTGTCGTGTCCGGGCTTGAGCTTCGGAAACGCCACGTGTCGCTCCTTCAGCAAAAGTTTCGGACTCGCCATCATCAGGACTCCGATAGTTTCTCCACGAAGGACCATCCGGAAATAGTGCGAGCCGGGTGTCAGGCCATGCGCCTTGTAGTGGAGCGCCGACAGGAGGTCCCAATCGGCGCGCGTACCCCGCTCGACGATCACTTCGTCAAGGAAGCTCAGACGCGGGGCTTGGTGGAGCCGAGTTACGGCGAACCCTTCGTCAGTCATTGCGGGTGACATCGATGCGATCTTGGAAGCGTTTCTGGATCAGCAGTGTTGGGGCCAATTCTTCGATCAAATCGGTGTGCGTGGTCGCAACAATGACCGTTTTCCCCATCTTTCGCGCGAGACGCGAAATGTTGTATGCGACGGTTTTCGCGGTCGTCCGGTCTAGGACAGCCCCGAACTCGTCTGCCACCCAAACGTCCGCGTCCGCTTCCAGCAGCTTAGCGAGCCGGAAACGATAGCGCTGGCCGTCTGATAGCTCCGAGGGCTTCCGAACGTACAGGAACGCGTCTGAGAGGCCCGCTAGGGCAAGAAGCTGGGTAGCCTCTTCCATAGTCCTGCCGATCTGCGAAATGACCGGACGGTCCTCGAAAACGACGTTGTCGAGGTTTGCGACCTTCAGTCCATGAATGGAGCCGAGGTCTTTCGCCATCTCGCGCAGGAGGGTCGATTTCCCCGAACCGGATTGGCCATTGATGTAGATGACGTCACCTTGGGCGACGTCGATTTCGAAGTTGTCGAAGATGATCCAGTCGCGGTCTTCCAGACCGATACCGAAGCTCTCAGCGACCTTCAGGACGCGTTCATCGCGCTCAGTGCGCGTCGAGTATCGAACGTCAATCGTCAGCTTCATATTCGACGAGTTCCAGTGCGCGCAGGGCGCAGCCTTCTCCTTCAGATGAGAGGCGTTCTTCAGAGATTGCGTGGCTCAGATCGGTCACCGCGCCCATGAAGGACAGCGGATAGGAGCAGGCCACGTCGGAGAGCAAAATGGCGGCGTCGAGGAAGTTTCCGTTGTCGTCGAACTTGCCAGCGGCGGCTGCGAGGCCGTGGGCTTCCCCGGACTTGAAGCGCCCCAGAAGCTCTTCGAGCATCAGGACGGCGTCTTCATCGACTTCCTTGGCGATGATCTTGTCGCGAGGTGTCGGCTCGGGCGGCAGATAAGGAACCACTTCGCCGAAATCCTTCCGACCGAAGGTGAACACGTTGGCGAAGGGATTATCCTCTCCGACCAACTCGACGTCGTCATCGTCAGGCGACATGGACGACCTCCTCCATGTGGGCCAGCAGAGCCTCCAGACCGGTCTTTCCGTGGCTCTCCTCGATAACCCCAAGGAAGCGCGTAATGGTGCGCTGAGCGGCATTGGGGACGGTCTTGAAGCCGAAGGCTTTGGCAATGGGGACTTCCGAAACCTCGACGCGCTCTGCGGTCTCTTTCGTCACCTCTTCGTGACGCTCGACGCTGGCGACGACATCGGTATCCATCGACCCAAGGTCCAGTTCGCCGACATCCTCGATCAGGATCGAAAGCTCCTTGTCAGTGAAGCCCATGCTGCCGAGGTCCACGTCCAACTCTTGAAGCTTGGCCAGTTCCGCCGAAAGGGCGTCGATGTCGTAGTCGGTCGAGGAGGTCTTGTTGGCTGCGATGCGCAGCTTCATCGCCTGCTCTTTGGTGATGCCCCGCGCGACGCGAACCGGAACGACGGACCAGCCCAGAGACATGACCGCTTCGAGGCGACCGTGGCCGCTGATGATCGTCCCGTCGTCCTCGATCAGGATCGGGTTCTCGATGCCAGTGTCAGCGATGGAGGCGGCGAGCGCCCTGATCTGCGCTGGCGGGTGCTTCTTGTTGTTGTTCTCGTAGGGCGTCAGGTTCTCGACGGGCCACGATTCCACGGGTGCGTTTGAAAGACTTTCAGTCATGAATGTTAAGACCAGCGACGCATGAAATCGACGGTGTCGAGAGGTTCATCGGCGTCTTCAAAGTTCTCGCCCGCTTCGCAGTTACGGCAGGCATTGGTGAGGACCAGCGTACAGGCTCGGCACTCGTCGAATTGCAGTTCAGCGATATCCTCTGGAGTGAGGCGCTTTCGGGTCATGCTACTCTCCGTTCAGCAGGAGGTGAGCAATCGCGGAACCGGCCAACGTTTTGTCGTCCGATCCGTCATCCAGACCTTCCCGCTTAATGGTTTTCTCGATTAGGGAACGAATGCTCTCAGCGTCACGCACCGTGACGCGGAACGTCAGAATGTCGTGAGTCTTGGTTGGGCGTTCGGGGCGGTCTTCAGGCGGAGCGTAGGGCTCCTCATCATCGGCTGGCGCTATGTCGAGACTGTCGAGGTCAATATCGACGGCGCGCATAATCCGTTGAAGGTCTTCATCTTGGATAGGTAGGAATGAGGTCAGATCGGGGTCTCCGATGTCCTCGATAATTTTTGCCAGTTGGATGGCCTCGTCGGCACCGTAGCGACTGTTGTCGGCAAGGCCGATCTTCTTGGCCTTGATATCGTCGATGACCCCGAGGTTCAGGATCGGAATTCCCCTCAGGCCCAGATCGACTGCAACCTCCGTCCGGTGTTGGCCACCGAGGATTTGAAGCTCTCCGTTGGGTAGGGTCCGGACGAGTACAGGGTCAATGAAGCCCAACTCAGACATGCTCTTGCGAAGCTTTGAAAGATTCTGAGGGGATACCTGATTGGAGTTCCAAGGGTTCCGCTTCAGAATTTTCGGATCGACATTCTTCTGTTCCATGATAACATTCATCCTTGACTGTTATTATAGGCAGAGTATAAGATCGACACAAGTGCCAACATGAAGAAGCCCATCATCCAAATCGCTTATAACCCCGTGATCGCGAAGATCGTCGGAGGTGACGATGCAGCCCGCGATATCGTCGCGGCGCTGACCAGCTATTTCGTGGATGGACACGAACACATGAACGCGTTCCAGCAACACCGCTGGGACGGTCGGTCCTCGTTCTTCAAGTACGGCAATGACACTTTCCCCGCTGGTTTTGCGGAGATCGCAATCGATGAACTGCGCACCAAGGGCTACGAGGTCCAGAGGGTGTGTAAGCCCCTGCCCGCCGCTCTAGGCCCCGAGAGGCCCGAGGTGGACACCTTCGGCTACGACCCGAAATACAACTATCAGCCCGAGACCATGGACCGTCTGATCAAGCACGGTCGGATGATCGCCCGCGTAGCGACGGGCGGCGGCAAGTCTCGGATCGCCCGCATGTGTCACGCACGCATCGGACGCAGGACGCTCTTCGTCACGACCCGGAACCTCCTGATGTATCAGATGAAGGACGGGTTCGAGGAGAGCGGCTACAAGGTCGGCGTGATCGGTGACGGCGAGTGGAATCCTCTCTCCGGCGATCACGTCATCAACGTCGCTATGATCCAGACGCTCGCGCAGAACTTGACCGAGCCGGATATGTGGGACGACAGCGCGGACGCTCAACGTCAGCGTCGTATCCGCGCCAAGACCCTCGAATTCCTTGCGACGGTCGATCTCCTGATCGCCGAAGAAGCGCACGAGGCGGGCGGCGAGAGCTACTTCAATGTCGTGATGGCGTGCAGGAACGCACACTACGCACTGGCCCTCACCGCCACTCCGTTCATGCGCGACGGGGCTGAAGGCAACATGCGCCTGATGGCTCGCTTTGGCCGCGTCGGGATCGACATCACCGAGAAGATGCTGATCGACCGGGCTGTGCTGGCCAAGCCCTATTTCCGGTATCACGAACTGAAAGCGAAACCCTCCAAGCTCTACCGGACCACGGCTTACCAGCGCGCGATAGAGCTTGGCATTGTCGATGCGACAGAGCGCAATCAGGCTATCAAGGATCACTGTGTCACTGCGGCCGAGTACGGCTTGACCGCGATGATCCTTGTCGGCCGGAAGAACCACGGCGACCTGTTGAACAGGCTGCTCACCAGTGCTGGGCTGCGGACGCGGTTCATCTACGGAGCCAGCAAGGCTGAACTCCGGAAGAAGACCCTGAAGGCTCTGGCGGCGGGCGAACTGGACGTCCTGATCGGCTCGACCATCCTCGACGTGGGCGTGGACGTCCCTTCGGTCGGAACCATCGTTCTGGCCGGTGGCGGCAAGGCTGAAGTCGCGATGCGTCAGCGCATCGGTCGCGGCCTGCGGGCGAAGAAGACTGGCCCCAACGTCGTGCCGGTTCTCGACTTCACCGACTTCTTCAACAACCACCTCGCGGGCCACGCCCTCGAACGTATCAACATCATCCGAACCACACCCGGCTTTGCCGAACAGCTTCTTCCCGCGAATGAGAATTTCGACTGGGAGGGCATGGGCTTCCGGAAGGTTCGCGAACTCGCGAGAGCAGCATGAACGTCATCGCCCTGAATGGTTGGCCCAAGGCCGGTAAGTCCGAAGTCGCCCGCATCCTCGAAGAGCGCTACGGCGCGGTGATCGTCGATGACGGCATGATCCTGCGACAGGCCGCTCCGATCCTGTTCCATGGCATCGAGTTCGAAGACACCTTGACCCAAGAGGGCAAGGCTCAGCGCGTCGAGATCAACGGCGAGACCTATACGGTTCGTCAGGCGTTGGGCTTCCTTGGTCAGTGCCTCGAAGATTTCTTCGGCGAAGACTATGTTGCCGACCAGACCGTCCAGCGTATCGAGAAGCTCCCCCGCGCCCGCTACTACGTCCTGCCCTCCGTTCGGAAGTCGCAAGGCCGCTTCTATCGCGACCGTGGCGGCAAGGTGTTCGAAGTTGATCGGGACGTTCCTGAATCGAGCAACGCGTTCGACCAGTGGGATGCGGACGCTGTCCACGATGTCATCCGGAACTGGCAGGACATTCCCTTCCTTGAAGACGAGGTCGCTCGGATCATGTTCAAGCACTTCCGAGACCCCGGCCTGACCCGTGTGATCACCGCCGTTGCAGCATGATAGCAACCTAGCATCCGGTATGACTTGCATCCTATGTGACTAGGGGGTAGCCTCTGCGCTCAACTGGCGTGGAGACAAGCCTATGAAGCGCATTGCCTGTATCAGTCAGAAGGGCGGTGTTGGAAAAACCACGCTCGCCCGCGATATTGCGGTTCAGTTTGCCGCGAATGACTGGTCCGTCTGCATCGCAGACCTTGACGCCCGACAGACGACGGCAAGCCTTTGGAACGACACTCGGAACGAGTTCAAGTTCGAGCCTGTCGTGAATGTCGTCGGGTTTCCGTCAGCGGACGACGCCATCAAATGTCGAGACTTCGACCTCGTTGTGTTCGACGGCAAACCCTACGCGGACACCGAGACCCGGAAGGTCGCTCAAGCGTCCGACCTGATAATCATCCCCAGCGGCCCCACTCGCGACGACCTGTACCCTCAAACCCTGCTGGGGCATGAGCTAGTCACGGCCGGGATCGATCAGTCGCGCATTCTCTTCGTACTGAATTCCGTGACGTCCGATCTTGACGGATCAGAGGTGTCGGCCGCAAAGCAGTTTGTGGCTGAAGCGGGCTTCAAGGTGGCGAACGCAGTGATCCCGCGTCGGACGGCTTACGGACAGGTCCATAATATCGGCAAGTCCGCTTCCGAAGTTACGCACCCCTCCCTCCGGGTTCACCCGGTTGGACTTCTCCAAGAGATCGCAATGATTCTCCTGCCGAAAGGGAACGGCTAATGACCTCCAGCATCGGAACCCCTCCGAAACCCCCGAGAGTCGCCGCGCTCGGAAAGCCCCCGACGCAATCGGACTCGCTCGACAATCTCAATCGGCCCGAAGCTGCACCGCAGCAAAAGCCCAAGGAGAAAAAAGACGAGTCTTTGCGGCAGCTAAACATTCGCCTTCCAGCTTGGCAGCACAAGGAAATCAGGCGAGCCGCGTTCGATCAGGACATGACCATGATCGAATACCTTGTGAAATTGCACGACGAAGACAAGCGGAGACGAGGAGAGGGTTGACACCCTCTCTAAACGCGACAATAACATTCCTCTATGAAATACATTATCGTTGACATCGACGGCACCGTGGCCGACTCGCGCCATCGCAGCCACCACATTCAACTCGTTGTGGGCAAGAGGCTCATTCGCTGCGACGGGACGCCGGGTATCATCGACGAGATCAGCCACACGCTGATGGAGCAGACCGCGTTTCTCATCCAGTGGGCCGACAGCATCGTCCCCTCATGGCACTCGCATTCCGAGGTTATGCCGTGGGGCAAGGTCGATTTCGACGCATGGGATCGCGCAGCTATGGGCGACACTCTGATCGAGCCGGTGGCTACCGTGATCTCAGCGCTACGCCACGTCCTTGGGCGGACCGTCAACTTCCTGTTCCTGACCGCTCGCGGCGAGGGTGGGCGACCGGAAACCGAAGAGTGGCTAAAGCTTCACCACCTCTTCCGCCCTGATCGCGGCGACATTCTCCTGATGCGCGAGCCCGACTGCATGGAGAAGGACACCGTCCTGAAGCCGCGCATTCTCCGCAAGTTCATGTCCGAGGGGCATGAAATCCTGTTCGCGTTTGACGACCGTGGTCTCGTGACCAAGGCCTTCCGCGATATGGGCGTCTTCGTCTTCCAAGTCGCTGACTACGATTAACAGTCACAGATGACGCAACTCCGGAACCCCTACCGCCACATTCCTCAAGTCCTGCGCGGCCTCGAATGTGGCTGGGACCATTTCTTCCTGTCACAGGCGTTCTTCGTCTCTGGAAAGTCGAGAGACCTTTCGACGAAGTGCGGTTGCGTGATCGTCTCGCGAGAGAACGACATTCTCTCGACCGGCTGGAACGATCACCCGCGTGGTTTGAGGGACAGTCCGGAGCGTCGTCTCGCGCCGGATAAGTACGTCTATACCGAGCATGGCGAGCGCAACGCAATCTACAATGCAGGACGTAAGGGAGTGCCACTGATCGGGGCTCGCCTCTACACGACCCGAATGCCCTGCCCCGACTGCGCCCGAGCGATCATCCAGAGCGGCGTCAAGAGCGTCGTCTCGATCTGCTGGGAGGACGAACCTGAGTGGGCTGCGCGGACCAAGTGCGCGGAAGCTGCTGAAATGCTTGAAGAATGTGGCGTCTCTGTGACGCTGTATCACGCCGAGGACGCTCGAAAGATGGAGCGCTTCCGCTATGTCGAGGGCTGAAGGCGATACGGTCTATTTCGACTGGGCGACCTACGCGGACGGCTGGCTGGACATGGACAAGACCACCAAGCCCGCGATGAAGGAGTTCCTCGAATGTTTCGTAGGAAAACAGATCGCGGCCGGGACCACGAGGCACGTCTTTGAGTCGAGGTACGACAAGAGCCTCGTGATCAAAATCCAGAAGCATTACGAGACCCAGAACGCCGTCGAAGTGGCTACGTGGGATCGCTGGAAGGATTATCCGAAGGTCGCCAAATGGCTCGCGCCTGTCGTCGCTAGATCATCGTCCATGCGGGTGATCGTCCAGCAACGCACGATACCAATGCTCCGCGCCCCGAAGCTAATTCCCGATTTCCTGACTGACAGGAAGGTCCAGAATTACGGCCTTCTGGGGAAACAAGTCGTTTGTCATGACTATGGCCTTGGCCTGTATGTGGCTGATGGCTGCAACTTCAAAATGGTTCCCGCAAACTGGTGGGACGTAGGAACTGGAGACCACTATGACAAACGCTGAAGAACATGACATCGCGGCGATGGAAGCTGAGAAAGCTCCGATGATCGACCCGGAAGACGTCAAGACGCCCGAGCAATTCCGCGAGTTCATGCGGGCCGAACTGGTCCGCTATCGCAAGGAGCTTGGCCTGACCAGCCCTCCCGGCCAGAACGGCGTACCGATGGACCTGAAGAAGGGCGAGAGTCTCCTGCGAGCGCGTACCCGTCTTCCGGAGGCCGACAGTCTCAATGAGGCGATGAAGAAGGCTGGTATCAGCCGGAAGGGTCGTCGAGCCTATATCGCGGCCAAGCGTATCAGGGCTTGACTTAACATTCTCCCGTGAATATAAATACGACGTCAACATCGAGTAGAGGAGACCCAATGCTCAAAGAAATCCTGATCGCCCTGAAGATCATCCCGCAAGAGGCGGCAATTCAAACCATCGTTCGAGCTAAGGCCGAGATCGCTCGCGTCACCGAGCGGAATGTCGCCCAGATCGAAGAGGCCATCGAGGACGAGATCAGCGTGATCCGCTACACGATCACCGAAGCCTTCGAGCGTATCACCGACCTCATCGCCACGGGCGCTGTGTCGGGCAAAACCGCCGAAGCTCTGGTCGTGGCGCAGAACGAAATCTACGCGACGCTGGCCAAGGTGTCGACCTAACCCTTCCGTCCGATCGTTTAACTGGACAAGACGCCGATCTATGGGGTCGGAGATGGGGTTCGAGTCCCCAAGGGCGAACAAGAAAGATCGCGAAAGCGACGAACGGGTGAAATGCCCGTCTGTGTTCCTGTGTAGCTCAGTTGGTAGAGTGCCCGGCTGTTAACCGGGAGGTCGAAGGTTCGAGTCCTTCCGCAGGAGCCATGGTCTCGGGAAGTTTAACGGGTTGAACGTCAGGTTTTGGACCTGAAGGCATTGGGTTCGAGACCCAAACCGAGAACCAAGGGTCTAAAATCCCTCAGAAAATTCCATTCATCCCGCTTGACGTAACAGTCTCACGTGACTTACATAGTCACATGAAATGGAACCGTGACGTCTCCAGCGCACCGCGCAACACCGGGCTTCTCTTGCTTGTCCAAGAGGCTGTGCGTGAGGTTTGTGGTTTCGGCTCGATCGAAGTCATTCGCGGCGGGGAGCGGGTCAACTTCGGCTACGTCGAGACAGCGACCATCTACGGCCCGCCCGGTGTCGTGACGTGTCACGGCAAGAAGGTCGCGGAGGTCGTCGGCTGGAGCGACTATCCGACCTCCACCAGCCCCAAGACCGAAAGCTCCGAACTGGAGATCGCGGACCGTCGCATCATCCACCTCGAAGAAGCTCTCACTCGCATACGAGACACAGCGGAGATCGCGGCCGAGTACGGCCATTTCGACATGCTCGTCTCCACCCTCCAATCCCTCTCAGAAGACGCGCAGCAAGCGCTCAAGGTGACCGAATGACCACGCCCCTCCTCACCCTTCTGGAGGGCTTCAAGCCGCTCCTGTGCGCGAAGGATTTCGACCTCGCGCACCTGTCCTACCCGCAGATGGTCACCGACAAGTACGACGGCATCCGGAACTGTCAGCTTCCCGGTATGGGTGGGCGGTCGCGCAAGCTGGAGCCGATCCCGAACGAGAACCTCCGCGCCTATTTTGACCGTGACGATCTGGCCGGTCTCGATGGAGAGTTCATCTATGGTGAGCCGACCGACAAGAAGGTTCGCCAGAATTCGAACGGAGCGTGGCAGCGTCACGACGGTCCGGCACCGGGTGATCAAGATTGGGCGCTGACCTTCTACGTCTTCGACGACTTCACCGATCCGACGCTGGGCAAGTGGGAGCGCTATGGGCGCTACGTCGCCCGCGTGGAAGCTCTGGGAGACCCGTGGATCAAGCCGATCTACGCGAAGATCGTCCACACTCCGGAAGAGGCCTATGCAGCCTTCAAGGACGCGGAAGCTCGCGGCTTTGAGGGAACCATCATGGCCAACCTCGACGCGCCCTACAAGTTCGGCCGCGACAGCGCTCCGTTCGACCGCAAGCTCAAGAAGGACGGCGTCCTGACGATCCCTCTGCTCACACAGGGCAAGGTGAAGAGCTTCGTGGACGCCGAAGCGAAGGTCATCGGCTGGACCGAGGAAATGCACAACGGCAACGAGGCCGAGACCGACATGCTGGGTCGGACCAAGCGCTCGTCGCACAAGGAAAACAAGACGGGCAAGGGTCGTCTGGGCGCTTGGATCGTCGAAGACCCTGCCTATCCGAAGCCCTTCAAGGTCGGCGGCGCAATGACCCACGCTCAGCGCGAGGAGTTCTGGCTGATCAAGGAAACGAAGCTGGGCGCGATGCTCACCTACAAGACCCAGCCGTCCGGAATGGACGTGGTTCCGCAATTTTGCACGTTCGTCGATTTCAGGCCCGATTAGAGGTTCACATGGTTCAGATTTTCCAAGGCTCGCAAGGCGGGCTGATCAAGGCTTGGACGGACGGGGTTCCTTTCGAGGACGCGGCCCGCAAACAGGTCGAGAACATGGCGGCTATGCCGTTCATCCACAAACACGTCGCGGTCATGCCCGACGTCCATGGTGGTATCGGTGCAACGGTCGGCTCTGTCATTCCTATGAAGGGCGCGATCATCCCGGCTGCGGTCGGAGTGGACATCGGCTGCGGAATGATCGCTCAGCGGACGTCGCTGGTGGCTTCAGACCTTCCGGACAGCCTTCAGTGGCTTCGCGGCGAGATCGAGCGACGTATCCCGCACGGTCGTACCCATGACGGTCAGGTCGGCCGCGACAAGGGCGCTTTCGGAAACCCGCCCAAGGTGCAGGAAGAGGCTTACGCCAATCGCCTGCACAACAGCCCTGTCGTGAAGTACCTGTCGGACAAGTACCCGCGTCTGCAAAAGAAGTTCAACGAGGGCGTCCACCAGCTTGGTACGCTCGGCGGCGGCAATCACTTCGTCGAGGTCTGTCTGGACGAAGAAGATCGCGTCTGGATCATGCTTCACTCGGGCTCGCGCGGCGTCGGCAACACCATCGGCTCGATGTTCATCAACCTCGCCAAGGAGGACATGAAGCGCTGGTTCATCAACCTGCCCGACCAAGACCTCGCCTACCTTCCGGAAGGGTCGGAGACTTTCAACGACTACTGGAAGGCTCTCAATTGGGCGCAGGGCTACGCTCGCGTGAACCGCGAACTGATGATGAACGCGGCGATGGAGGCCCTGTCGGTCGCGGTTCCGAAGCCCTTCACCTGTGACTGCGAGGCGGTGAACTGTCACCACAACTACGCCAATCGCGAGCGTCACTTCGGCGCTGACGTCATCGTCACCCGCAAGGGCGCTGTGAAGATCGGACCCAACGAGCGCGGCATCATCCCCGGCTCCATGGGCGCACGATCCTTCATCGTCAAAGGCAAAGACGGCAATGCGCTCGCGCAATCGCTCTGCTCCTGCTCGCACGGTGCGGGCCGCGTCATGTCGCGGACGCAGGCGAAGGCGACCTTCACGCTCGAAGACCACATTCGCGACACCGCTGGCGTCGAGTGCCGGAAGGATATCGACGTGATCGACGAGACGCCGAAGGCCTACAAGGACATCGACGCAGTCATGGCGGCGCAGTCCGACCACGTTGAAATCGAACATACGCTCCGGCAAGTGGTTTGTATCAAGGGATGACGGTCCCATCCACGTCTTCAAGCGCTAAGGCTCTTGGAATTTCTCGTTTTAATACAGGAAAGCCATGTCGTTATGGTCACTTCTCTGATCGGTACACGGTAAGCTATTCATGCGTTGAGTGTCACCGAGTAGCGACGGCGGATCACAGAGCTTCAGGGAAGCACAGCGCTGCATTTAAGGTTTGGCGCGACGATAAACGTTCGAAAGAGCCGGAGTACTTTCTTCATCAGGCCGCAAAAGCGCGAGCTAAGAAGCTTGACTTGCCGTTCAACCTTACGGTTGACGACGTAAAGTCTGCTTGGCCTATCGACAATTGTTGTCCGGTTTTCGGAACCACGCTCGCGAACCTATCTGACGCCAAAGGCCAGGTGCGCGAAGACTCTCCATCTATAGACAGGCGAAATCCTGCGCTCGGATACGTTGTCGGGAATATCGCGATAATTTCCATGAGGGCAAACTACATGAAGTCAAATTTTACCGATCCTTCGGATTTTCGAAAAATGGCCGACTGGCTGGAGAGTTTTTAATGGGCTATCTCACACCCGCACTGATCTACAACGACACCGCCGATCTGCTGGCCAGCGATCCCGAAGCCGGGAAGCGAATTTACCGAGCCGTCCAGCTTGCAGGCCGCACCAAGCACGAAGATGTGCCGCTGAACAACGGTCGCATGTTCGCAAGCCCGGTCACGGTTCTGGAGCCCAAGCACGCTGACGCCACGCGCGTCATCGTCGTCGGTCAGAACCGGATCGAGGAACTGGCCGAGCTTTGGTACTGCGGCAGTGAGCCCGAGAGCATCCTGAAGGCCCTCGCGGACCGCTTGGGTTATCGCATCGTCAAGAAACCGGAGAGGAAGGCCTGATGGCTTACACGATCAAACAGATTGACGACGCTATCGCAGCCGTTACCGGACGGCCGGTTCGTCAGTGGCCGGGTTGGTCAAGGACGACGGAAGTTGAACGCGCTGGAGCGCTGTCATTCTTCCAGCGCAGGCCTGAAGACGAGAATTCCGCCGTCTTGCGTGAAGCTCGAAAAGACCTCGACGAAAAGGGGTTTTATTCACCCTCAGACAATTCTTGGCCTGACGAGTGATCGTCATTCCCGCGTGACTGAATAGCTATTCCAAGCTATTGTCGTCAGGAAAGTCAGACCGTAGGACCGACGAATGAACCTTCCTCCTATTCCGTACCGGATGCAGTCGCTCGAACGCGACCACCGGGGTTATCCGATCCCGTTCATCGTCTGGCGCGACACCGACAACCGGCCGCACTTCACGATCAATGACGCGGAGGTCGTGGCTCTTGTCCTGAGTGATCGACGCTGCTCGATCTGCGGAAAACCGCTGGAGAACAATATGTGGGCCATTGGTGGCCCGCTGTCTGCGATCCACCAGCACGGGGCCTACATCGACCCGCTGGTTCACAAGGACTGCGGCACGTTCGCACTGAAGACGTGCCCCTATATCGCTCTGCCCTCTTGGAACGACCAGAAGCGCATCGACGCTAAGACGGTCAAGCCGGAGAAGACGGGCGGCGATCTGGTCCTCCAAGACATGACGATGATCCCGGAGAAGCCGGTCTTCTTCTGTTTCGCCAAGACCAGCGGCTACAAGGTCTCGCAAGCCGATCACGCTCGCCACTATGTCCACCCGAACCGCCCGTGGAAGGCGATGGAATTCTGGCGCAACGGCCAGCAAATCACACAGCAGGAAGCCAGCGACCTCTTCAACGAGAAGGAAGGCCACCGTCCGGAGACCTATCCGTACTGGCCGAAAGGAAATTCGTGATGTCCTGCTACGGCTGCATTAACCCGAACAACGCTTGCGCCGAGTGCAAGCCCAAGCTGGAGGCGATGACCAATCGTCCCACCGATAACGCCGGGGAGACGCGGGACGGCTTGATCGCAGCGAAAGCCGTTCTGGAGCGCGTCTATAGCGAACTCGGCGAAGCTATTCACACCGGCCTTCGCAAAGCCGCCGACAGCCCGGAGAGCGTAACGGCATGGCAGGCAATCTCGAACATGCCCGACTGGACCGCTGTTATCGACTTCGCCACCGAAGGCCTAAACCTTCGGGGAGCCCTTCGCGCCGTTGATAAAGCCATCGCCCAACAGGCCGTCCCCTGCTACGAGTGCGGCTCAACCGAAATGATCGACGCCGCCCGCGCCGACGCCATCCCACCCGCCCTTCAGCCTGCCGTGAGCGAGGAGGCCGTGGAAGCGGCGACGAAGGCGATGACCGCTTGGGCGCAGCCTGATCGCGACATGAACGACCAGTTTTGGGTGATAGATCGCGGCAAGCGGGTGAAGGCGTTCGTCGACAGAGACGACGCCGTTGAAGCCTGCGACGCACTCAACGCTCGCGCCGCCCTCACTGCTGCTCTTCCGTTTATGATGGCCAAGACCGACCTGGAGAAAACCGACTAGACAACGAAAACTATCATGCTAGCTTACTAGCATTGATTTGGAGGACATCTGCCATGGCGGACATCAAGCTCGAACACACTCTCTCCCACGTGCGCGCTCTTTTCGGAGACACCAGCGTCTCGGCCGAACAAACCATGGCCCGGATGCAATCTGTGATCGACGCGGCGAAACTCTTGGTCCACACGGTCGAGGAACAGCAAGAGCGCGAAGAGGCAGAGCTACTTTTGCGCGAGTAATACGTCCAACAACCCGGAGTACAACTTTTGAATGTAGCGACACCGACCCACGAGGTTGACCTCCTCGTGGGCGCAAGAGTGCGTCTCCGCCGCAAACAGATGGGCGTCTCACAGGCCGAACTGGCGGACATCTGCGGGATCACCTTCCAGCAGATTCAGAAGTACGAGAAGGGCTCCAACCGGATCAGCGCCTCAAAGTTGTACGAGATCGCACAACACCTAAAGGTTCCAATCGGACACTTCTTCCTCGACATGCCCGAACCGGATGTCGAGGACGCTCCCAACCCGAATTCGCGCGCACTGACTGAGGCTATGGTCGATCCGGTGGTTCTGGACACCGTCATCGCACTGGGCTCGATGTCTAAGGCTGAGCGCGTCTTCATACGCAACACGACGCTCGCAATGCGCCAGATGCACACTGAGATTCCGCACCTCCCCTACGTCGAACCCGTGGAAGGAGCACCTGTCCCCACGACGACACTCGACGGTCTCGGCAAGATCAAAGGCCTTGCCGAAGGTCCGCTGCATGGCACGGTGACGATCTGGTACGGCAGCTTCCCCTCCAAAACCGCACTCCTCGCGAACATCAAGAAAATCGGTGGAATCGAATGGACGACGATCAGCGACACGGGCAAGAGCTACACAGTCCGGAAGATCGCGGAACCGTCACGCGGATAAACAGCGAGACCATCGTCGAGTTCGTGACACGCAAGCGCTCTGTGCTGACCATTGAGGTCGCCAACCGCTTCGGTCTCAAACAGCACGACGCCAGTACGAGGCTCTCCGCACTCACACGCGATGGCATCCTCCGGCGTGACGTGGTCGATACAGCGGACCATGGGGAGAGCTACGTCTGGTCGCTTCCCATTTGCTCAGAAGACACCAAGCGCTAAGATCGCGGAATGCAGTGCTACATCATCCATAACGGGGAGGTCGTCCCCTGCGACGACACTGTCAGGTGGGCGATGTGGTGGGAGGCCGCGAACCGAAACAACCTCAAGCATCTCGCGCTGACAGAGGTCGCACCGAACGTTGTCGTCTCGACGATCTTCATTGGCATCGATATGTCGTTCGGGCGCAGCAAGAAGCCCTACCTATGGGAGACCATGGTCAGCAGCGACTACGGCTGGGATTATCAGCGGCGATACGACAGCGCTGAATCTGCAATGGCTGGACACGAGGCCATGGTTGCGGAAATAGAAGAGAGGCTCGGTCTACGGGTCCTTGGTTAGTGGTACGAAAAACTATGAAAACTTTCAGATTCGCACTTGTTAGTGCATGTGCCATGGCTCTGTGCCTTGGCAGTACGTCTGCACAAGCTGACCCCAAGCTGAAGCTAGAGACGACATCGCTCAAAACCCCACGTGAGGTGAAGGACTGCATCCTGACCAGCGTGTTCAAGCCCAAGGACATGAACGTCATCGAGATTGGCGACACCTACGAGCTGATGCACGTCATCCAGCCTTCAAGGATCGTCGGACACCGCATCCAGATCGCCCCATCCCAAGGCGGCTCGACAATCCGCTATAGCAACATCGTGGTCGTCAAGGACAAGTACGTCCCACGCGTTGAGGCATGTCTCTGAAACCTAGTAGCTAGGGTCGCGGTCCTTTTACACTCCCCCGTGATAGTGTTATACACACATTCATGGCTGACTTACTTATTCCCCTAACGAGAGGGTTCGAAACGGTAATTGACGAGGAAGACTATCACCTCGTTCGTGATTATCACTGGATGGCGTTGGTAAACGAACGCTACGACAAGGTGTACGCACAGGGGTACCTCAAAGGCGTATCGAGAGCATCCACTGGTTATGCAACAGTGACTATGCACCGTCTGTTGATGAACCCTCCCCCTCGCGTCCCTGTTGACCACGAAGATCATGACGGGCTGAATAACCGTCGAAGCAATCTGCGTATCAGCACCACAGCGCAGAATGCACAAAACAGTCGTCGCCCTCGCAATAAGACAAGACTGTTTCCGTATAAGGGCGTTACGAAAAGCGGCAACCGATACATCGGCTCTCTGTCGGTCAATCGACGGATGGTGAAGTCTGCTTCGTTTAAAACCCCGTATGAAGCGGCTCTGGCATACGACGTTCTCGCTTTAGAGCACCACGGAGAGTTCGCGGCGACCAACGCCAGCTTGGGCTTACTGTCACTGCCTTGCTAATATAAGGGCGGCTATGTGGCTTGTGGGAAATAGTGTAAGGGTCGATATAGGGTCGATGAAAACAGGCGGCATCAGGGCCACTATACTCAAATTTACTCTAGGACTTCGACTTATACTATAACTAACCCTACCTACTCAAGATCAGCTAACTACACCTGATCCAATACTCATATGTATTCTTATACTATGCTCAATGATTACATTGATTGAATGAGTAAAGGAATCTCTTCCACATTTAGCTAAGAGAGCACCTGTTTTAAGCGTCCTAGAGCGTGTTTTCCTCGCGTCCTTCACATTGTACCGGACCATGGTCTAACATGGTCTAGAACACGCTTAAAACCGACCTAGCGTAGACGCTCCAAAGAGAAACGCTCCGGAGGTTATCCGGAGCGCTCTATTAGTCCATGAAACTCATATCTGAGACCGTGTGTCTCTCTCGCGTCCTACGCATCGCGAGGAGGAGGAACGCGAGGAGGAGCGAGAAGAACGCTAGGACGCTGAGTCGTCCGGTATCTTCCACCGTAGCGACACCGTAGAGCGTCACCAGTAGTGCAAGGAAGAGGAGCGCTTGCACTGTAGCACGTGCGAGCGTGCTGATAGTCCGGAGCGTGCGGTATGTCATCATTCACCTGTGACTGTAATAGAGGAAGGATAGACCGGACCTGCTAGAGGTCCGGTCTAGGTGAATGCTTTACGCTGCGACCTTCTCGCTAATGGTCGCACGGTAAGCGCGCGCTTTTTCAAGTTGTTCCATCATGTTGAACTTCTGAGCGAAGCTTTCGACAACAACGGAATTCACGTCCAGAGCAAAGTCCTTGTAATGACCATTGCGAACCACTTGTGCAGCGCGCATGGTTGCAAGCTGTAGCGTACACTGCGACGTTTGCGTTTCCGCTCCACCGCTCATGTGCTTTGCGCGGAAGTGATCGAGAGCTTCAATCAGTTCATCCGACACGCGGTTCAAAGGAACGCTATTCAGGAAGCGCACGCAAACGTCGCGCGGAATGACCAGATGATGTTGAGAAGAGACAAGAGCGCAAGCAACGAAAGTCTTTAGAACCTTCTCAAGAGCGGTACCGTGCGCGAAGTATTCAGCGGTTTCGCGCATCTTCTTGTACGCTTTCAGGTTTCCAGTCTTACAAATCGCATCCAAACCGGACTTGTCCGCGAAGACTTCCGGAGTGTGCGACACCGAATTGATGTAGTATTCCGGAACGATACCGACAGCGAGGAAGAAGCGAGCGACCGCATCCGATTGACCGAGTGCTTCCACATGTTTGAAGTCATTCGAATGGACACCTTGACGCTTCTCAAGTTCGAAGAGAGCGCGACCGTCGATTGCTTTCGCGATTTGGTTTTTGACCGACTCAAGACGCTTGTTGTGGACCTTTTCCATGGTCGAGAAGATCGAGGTCGAGGAGGTCGAAACGTTGGTGCTGGTCATTTGCTTTGCTTTCGTTTGGTTGAACCGGTCCGTTCAGTGACCGTGCAACCTTTTTAGTGAAGTCATCCGTGACTGTAAATATCGAAAAACGATGAACCCGTCGAATTTTCGGAATTTCATGATTTTTCTTTAAATCGCTCTTTTCTGCGATTTAGCGGATTGACACGGATTCGCGTCATATATAGAAATTGGATCAACGAAACGCGCTTAAGGAAACAACGCGATGAACTTCTCCTCTACCTCCGCTGTCACGATGCAATATCAGGTTGACGTTTTCCTGTTGAACCATCCTGAAAAGGAAGCAATCCGGAGTGAACTTCTCGGAACGATCAATCTCGCGAGAGAAGAGAATGGAGAGAGCACTTTCGAAACTCTCTCAAAAGCGTTTGACAACGTGGAATTCCGTCTTTATGGAGTGGATATGTTCGGAATGCGTCCGCGCTTGAAAGCTCAGTTTCAGGTGATGCAACAGGATCGACGTCACTTGAAAGCAAAAGAGCGCGCGAAAAAGTTTCCTAGCTCCAAAAAGGTCGCGTAACATGACTGACAAGGAAGCTCTCGCAAGGATTAAACAACTAATCGAATTCCGTAAAAGCAATCCAAAGGAATTCGGACCAAAAGCGGTTTTTGGTCTAATTGAACAAATTTTTGAGCAATTGGAAAAAACAGGAGAATAGGAGGTCTTGCGACCTCCCCACTCCCCGACCAACCCGTACCCACGGCTCGCCATGGCAAATTTCCAGCCATGGCCTTCCCTTTTTCTTCCCGTGGCAGTACCCAGCCCTCGCCACGAATAAACCCAGCCTCATATCAATTAGGGTTTTTCCCGCCTATACAAATTTGGTTTTATTTTAATTAGAAATAACTTTCAAAAGCTCCCATGGGAAACTTTCAGATCAGAACTATTGTGAGATTTCCCCCACAATAAGTCTCTCTCTCCTAGCCATAGACCATGCTGCGATAGAAGATCATCGTCTCACCAGCATCCTTGCCAGTGATCTCGACCTTGGTCATTGACCCATCCGGAGTGAATTCGACCTCCCACGTCTGCTCAGCATAGGTATCGACCCATTCTTGGATATCATCCGGGTTGGTGTGGTAGCTCAGCTTGGCAACCTTGTAGAAATGGATGCACTCCATATCCTTGACGGCCAAATC